TTCTTCACGGCAATCTGGATTATCTGGGTCTAATTGATTGTGCTCTGGATACATGCAAGCAGATCCTGAGTAGAAAATTTTAGTCTTGTTTACATCTTTAAAATCATTTAGTTGTCGTTGTGCTTCAAGAACATTCAGGTTAATTGTTGCAGAGTTGTGCATAATATCTGCATCATTCTCACCAGTAAATACAAACCCTGCTCCACCCATATCAGCAGCAAACTGATAGATCTCATCAAATGTATCAATATACCTCGATGCTACAAAATGATAGAAATTTCCAAGATATCCTTTAAACTGAATAACTCTTTCTACAAAATTAAGATCCCTAAGATCCCCAACAATAAACTCATGAGCTTCGCTTACTGAGAACTCTGGATACTTTAAATCTACACCACGAACCCAATATCCTTCTGCTTTTAATCTTTTTACCATGTGACTTCCAATGAAACCACCAGCACCAAGAACAAGTGCTGTTTTCTTATAATCACTCATAGATTAGTTTAAACTCATTGTATATATTATACAAAAAAAGATGAGTTTATGCAACCCATCTCGTCAAGTAATTATTTCAGGCTCGCCACCAATTCTTTGACTGGAAATTGGAAACCAGGCGGGAGTTACCTCCATCCGCACCACTTGCCTTTTAAGGAATGGCAAGAAACCTATTTGTTTTCAGAAATAAAGTCATTAATGACTTGTGCTTGCTTAAGAACATCAGAAAGACTTGGATATTTTGAATCAAATCCTTCTGGCAATTTGCCACCATTAGTACATTCTGCTTTTGCAAACTCTACATGATAATTATCAGAGAGCATAGCATAAGCTTGCTTGAAAATTTCAAATCTTAATTCGTAAGGTGTCATTGTTTTTCTCCTTGTGTGTTTGTGTGTAAAAACAGGGTCAAATTTGACTCCACCACTTAGTTTTGAGAAACTAAGAAAAGTTGAATAAGTTTTGGTATTTCAATTGCAGCATAAAAACCACAAAGAACTAGTATGTCCCAAAACTTATATTTGACTGCAAAAGGAATTACAAAAGCATTTCCTATACATTTAACTAATAGACCAGATTTTGGATCTCCCCATAACAAGAAAAAATATCCAGATAAGAGAAGAATATTGCCAATATACCTGAACAAATCAGACTTTGACATAAGGGGTTTGCTCCCGACCAGTGCGCTTTTTAAGTCATCCCGAGACTATTTACTCATCATCATCTTTCACATAACATGGAACACGATCTGGATCTAACCATTTCGCATATTCAATGTCTTCCATAGCAGTAGAACATTGTAAAACATTATCAAAGAGATAAATGTCATTCCAGCGTTTAGTGTATTCATTTTGCTTTTGTAAACGGTAATCTGGTTTACCATTTAATTCAATGATACCAGCTTCAACAAAACGGTATCCTTCACGTTCAAGAAGAACTTTTGGTTTCATGCAACTTCTACGGTTTCGAGATCTTGATAGAGATATTCCATTAGCATTTCATAGTCATCTAGAGGATCACCAGAAAATACTACACCTTCATTTTCATAGAAACGACGAACCTTTTTGTAAAGTTTTGGATTCTTTACATCCAGATAGAAATCGCCATTTGCTGCGCCGCGAAGAGTCTGAACGTCTTTCTTGAATTTTGCTGTGAGTGTCATTTGCTTGATTGTTGACTTTGTTATTATAAGAGAATAATGATTGTGAGTCAAGGAGGACAGTTAGTTAACTGTCTATGGGGGTTGAGGGGATCGAACCCACCTTAGCCGAATTATGAGTTCGGTGCATTCGCCAGATTGCTAAACCCCCAGTTTAGACAGCAACTAAAAACTAAGGGGCGTCGTTGTTTAGTTCTGTATAAATTTTTATGAGTTCTTCTACTTCTTTGGAATAGGGGAGGATTACACTATCACCCTCTTCGCTTGTTATTACAAATGATTCTCCTGCTTCAACTCTTGAGAATAGTTCATCAAAGTTTTCTTGAAATTCTTCCACCGTAAACTTTTGCAATTGATCTAAATTTAAAAGATGTTTGTACATTTAATTAAATTGACATCGGGACGATAGGATTCGAACCTACGACATCTCGCTCCCAAAGCGAGTGCTCTACCAAACTGAGCTACGTCCCGTTATTATCAATTTGAATCACCATGCTTGGAGCATTAGCATTTGCCTCTTCAAGTAAAAAGGTTTTCACTTCATCAAAGTTAAAAAATGTTTTTACAATGTCTTTAAATTCAACATACCAAACAACGTCAGTATCATCAGCCTCTTCCATTTTATCTGGAGCATCTTTATGCTTAGGAACAGCTTCAATTACCATGTGAGTATCTACGCCGTGCTTTTCTTCAGCGGCAAGGATAACTTCCATGATTGGTAGGTCTGCTAGTCTGCTCATTGATTCTTGTTTGGTATGTGGTCATTATAAGGGGAAAGTCCGTGACTTGTCAAGACCCTCTCCAGTTTTTATATTCATAATATAGATATTGATCAAATTCATTAAGTCCTTCTAATGGAGAAACAGAATCTGAATTAGACCATTCAATGCAAAATTGTTTAATATTATGATTATGTATAATAGAATGTCCGTGCATTCTTACAAATGATGATAGAGCAAATTGATATCTTTTCTTATTGTGGATATGCATTATGGAGTCCCCAATTTAAGAAAATTGCTATGATTCCAAAAATACAAAGCGTGTTGAAAATTAGAGATAAATTACCCATTACATTCCTCCGTTTCTAAATCCGATAATATAACCAATAATTAATCCACACATAAATGCAACAAACATGTAAAGCATGTCCGATACAAAGTTAATAAAAATCAACCAATCATTCGTTGTCATCTTCATAAGTGCATGGTTCTTCAAAGAGTTCATCCATCTTCTGCTGGAATACTCTTTCTTGTAGCTCTTTTAGATCTTCTTCTGTTAGAACAATCATTTATCCTTGAGTAGTTCTTCTATTCGTTTACGCATGTTCTCACTATCTTGCTTGAGATAATCTCTTAAAGAATAACCACGCTGCCCTTTCATAATACATGTTCCTTGATAAAACATAGTAGCAGCAAAAACCAATAGGAAAACAATTCCTATTATTTCAGGGTAATGTTGAGCCATGGAAATACTGGTGGAATCACTCCAATGAGTCGAAGCAGACCTTCAGCAAAAAGAGCAAGAACAACCCAACCAACACACATTGAAATAATCGAAGCATTACGATTATGTTTTCGTATTGCATCATCAATCATTTCCTGACACTCTTTCCGTGTCACTAGATGCTCTGGTTTTATCTGATCCATTCTTTGTGTCATGAATTTTAGCAATGCCCATGATTGGAAGCATAACAAGGGAAAACGCAAGAATTCCCAAACCAACAGAATTATTTAATATTCCAACCACAAATTTGGTAATCATTATCACGATCTCCTAACTTAATCTTCTGTAGTAAATTTAGAATCAAGATCATTAAGACGCTTTTCCCAAGTGTCTCCACCTTCTTTACCTCTACATGGATTAATACAATTACTATCACCATACTTATTACATACCAATCCAGCAAGATCTAGTTCAGAACCATCTTTCATTACTCCAGTTCCAGTCCAAACGTGTCTTCCGTTTAACCAAACAGCTCCACACTTCTGGCATTCTTTACGTTGAAGGGAAAAATCAGACAGTTCTCTTTCTGTATTAGTACTCATGAGGATACCTCGAGATTGTTTAAAACATTCACTCCAAATATATCCCCATTCCCCAAGTATATATCATTTTTAACAAATATTAATTTAAGATTGTCATGGGACGATGATATTCATTAAGAGAATCTTTATTTGTTAAAGAAAACGGAAAGGGTGGGATTCGAACCCACGGTGCTCATCACACGACAGTTTTCAAGACTGTTGCCTTAAACCACTCGGCCACCTTTCCAAGATGAAATTCAACGAATTTCAAAATCTAATTTACGTACCTTTCTCTGTCTTCTTGCCTCTTGCCAGGCAATATCTTGAGAAGTAAGAACATTTTTTTGTTCTTTCTGTGTAGAGTTTACCATGATAACTCTAGTTAAGTCAAGAGCAGAAACACTGTCTCCCTTAACAGTCATCATATTTGAGCAACCACAAACTTGTGTTTTATTTGTACTCGCTATCTCTCTATTACAATCTTTGCATCTCACTATTAACATTTTTCAAAAATCTCCTTATCTCTAATAGTTTCAATATTATTGAGTATATGATCTTAACATCCAAACAAATTTACCGTGTGCCTCATTTAAATCATCAACCAGATTAATCGTACCTTTTGATTTTTGATTTTCTGCTTCTTCGGATACTTGGGTTAGAAGTTCTACAATCTTTTGATTTCCTTCTAAAAGATCACGAACCATACCCATAGTATCTAGACCACTATTTGCTTCTGAAATATGAGAAACTTCCGTAATTCTAGAAAGAGTAGGAACTGGCTTTACATTTAAGTATCTCATATGCTCAGTAACTCTATCAATCTCACCAAAGATTGCTTCATACTGCTCCCCAAAAAGATCATGGAATTGTTTGAAGTCATCTCCAACTACATTCCAATGATATACCCAAGTCTTTTGAAAAAGAACAAAAAGACTTGCCTGAGTATCAGATAGTAATTTATATAGTGTTTCCATCTTACACTTTACTCTTTTTTTGAGTATTTATATAAGTG